GAATGATGCGGGCGGACGTGAAGCGGCTGAATGAGGCGGAAGTGGTCAATCTGGATCGGTGCTACGCCGAATCGGACAGGCAGATGGAGGTGAGCCGACGCCAGCAGGCGTTGCTTGCCGCAGCGGGGCAGGACGGGCCGCACCGGGAATGGGCCATCGTTCGCGTGGCAAAGAACCGCGAGAATGATGTGGATAAGTCGATGTCTGCGGCGCTGATCGAACACTGGCTGCCGCTTCGCAAGACGGAAAAGCCCGTTGGTGGACGTCGCCGCGGGGTCGAGGGTGACGGTGTCTGGACGTTGGCTTGGCCGGGCTACATGTTCGTGAAGGCCAACGATGCGGCTGAGGCATGGGCCGGGATCGCGTCGATCAAGCATGTCGTGGCTGTGCTTGGGGTGGAAGGTAAGCCGTTCTTCATCAGCGGCAAAATGATGTTGAGAATCAAGGCTGAACTGGCAACGCTTAAAGACGTTCGCGCCAATGCGGGCACGGTGTTCGTCGAGGGCCAGATGGTCAAGGTGATGAGCGGCCCGTTCGCTTCGTACAACGGCATCGTAAGCGAGGTTGGCGACGGCAAGCGGGACGGCAGGGCGCTGGTTGAGGTAATGATCTTCGGGCGGTCGGTGCCTGTCGACCTCGAACTTGCGCAGTTGGCGAAATAGGAGTAGCCGATTCCACCCAGGACGAGCCGAAAGAGTCGCACTCCAGGTGAGCAGCGCCATCGGCCCCAGGTGAAGCACCCAGCTTCACCGCAATGGTGATGATTCCGACAACATGAACGAACAGCATCGGTGGCAACAGCGCGATGCCACGCAGCCGTGGCGTGCTTGGTACAAGACGAGCCGGTGGCAGAAGCTGAGATGGCGCGTGCTGGTACGCGATCTCTTCACCTGTCAGATGACAGGATGCAGGCGTATCGAACCAGATACGTCGAAGCTTGTCGCCGACCACAAGCTTCCACATCGTGGCGATGAGCAGTTGTTCTGGGATGAGGACAATCTGCAATGCCTCTGCAAGTCGTGCCACGACAGGCTGAAGCAGCGCGAAGAACGATCATCAATTCAGACGCGCGGCGTCTGGCATTGACCCATCGGACCTCAACGGGGGGGTGGGTCGAAAGTCTGGAAGGCCCGAGCGCCTAGACCCGCGTCCCCCTCACGTAGGTATTTTTTATTCGATGGACCCGAATTTTGACCTCTTCGGTCATCCGGTTCGTGAGGGGTTTGGCCAGCGTGGCCGACCACCTTACGCACCGACAGAAAAAGACCGCAACAAAATCAAGCTTTTGCTGGCGCTTGGCTGGGCAAACCAGCGTATCGCGAATGGCGTCGGCATCTCGCTTGCCACCATGAAGCGGTATTTTAGAGCCGAGCTGAAGGTGAGGGATGCAATGCGCGACCGCCTCGATGCACGCCGTTTCGAGATCGCCATGGATCAGGCAAATGCCGGCAACGTGACGGCGCTGCGTGAACTCACGGCGATGATCGAGAAGAACGATCGCATGCGGATTGAAGACAGCCTTGGTTCTCAGTCCGAACAGCATGGTGACGCACAGTCTCCCCGGCAGGGAAAGAAGGCCACCGACCAGCAGCGCGCCGAAGAGGCAGATGCCGACCTGACGGCCGAGCTGGAGAACGAAGCGGCGCAGCATGCCCGCCATTGATCCGTTGCCGCGCTTTGCCTGTCCAGACTGGTGGGACAGGATCAAGGCGGGACAGACGCCGATGGCGGACGTGCCGGTCAATCCGGCAAAGGCGGCAAAGGCACTTGCCTTCTTCAATCGCCTTCGCCTGCCTGATGTGCCCGGCACGCCGACACTGAAAGAAGCATGTGGCGACTGGTTTCGCGACATCCTTTGCGCGTTCCTTGCGAGCGAGGATCCGGACACGCGCCAGCGGCTGGTCTGGGAACTGCTTTGCATGGTTCCCAAGAAGAACTCGAAGACGACGTATGTTGCGGCTCTCGGCCTCACCGCACTCTACATGGAGGAAGCGCCGAACCGGCAGATGTTGATCGTGGCGCCGAGCCAGAACATCTCTGAGCGCTGCTTCGATCAGGCGCAGGGCATGATCCGGCTTGATGAACGGTTGGCGTCGATCTTCCATGTGCAGGACAATTTCAAGCGAGTGACGCGCCGCCGCACCGGCACCGCCCTGGACGTGAAGTCCTTCGACACTTCTATCCTCGTCGGCGAGATCCCGGTCCTCACCATCATTGACGAACTGCATGAACTCGGAAAGAAGAGGACCGCTCCCGCCGTCATGCAGCAAATCCGCGGCGGCGGCATCACCATGCAGGGCGGCCAGGTGCTGATGATCACGACGCAGTCGGACATTCAGCCCGCCGGCGTCTGGAAAACCGAACTCGAAAAGGCGCGCCGGATCCGCGATGGCAAGGGCGGTTCGTCGCCGATCATGCTGCCGGTGCTATATGAATTCCCGGAAGAACTGCAGCGCGACGAAGTCTATTGGCGCAACCGCCGTCACTGGAAGTACCTGCTGCCCAACATCGGCCGCTCGATCGATCCTCAGCGCCTGGTCGATGACTACGAAAATAACGGCAAGGTCACCAAGGAAGCCGAGCAGATATGGGTCAGTCAGCATCTCAACATCGAGATCGGGACTGGCTTCGCTGATGAAGGGTGGGGTGGGGCTGAGTTCTGGGACGATCGGGCCGACGTGACGCTTACGCTCGAGGCGCTGATGGAGCGCAGCGAGGTCGCGGTGGTCGGCGCTGATGGCGGCGGCCTGGACGATCTCTTCGGCGTGTGTGTGATTGGGCGCGAGAAGGGTACGCGGCGCTGGTTGGTTTGGTGTCACGCCTTCGCCCACCCAAAGGTGCTGGAGCGGCGTAAGGAAATCGCCAGCCGCCTGCAGGATTTCGAGCGTGAAGGGTCGCTGACTTTTTGCGAGGTTTCGGAATACGTCACCCGTATCGCGGCCATCGCTGCGAAGCTACGCGATGCGGGGCTGTTGCCTGAAAAGAACGCGGTCGGTTTCGATCCGAACAACATCGCGGCTTTTGTGGATGCTCTGGCGCTGGAAGGAATCGACGGCGCAATGCTGCACCGGCTTCGGCAGGGACCGGCGCTCTCACCAGCCTTGTGGGGGCTGGAACACAAGCTCAGCGATGACACGCTCAGTCATGACGGATCCTCGTTGATGTCGTGGTCTGTCGGCAACGTGAAGATCGAGGTCAAGGGGAACGGAAACATGGCGACAAAGCAAGCCGCCGGCCGGGCCAAGATCGATCCCGTCATTGCCATGCTTTGCGCTGCCATCCTGATGAGCTGGAATCCGACAGCCTCAGGGTTAGCGGTGTCACCTTGGGATGATCCGAACTTCAGCTTGATGGCGGCAGAATGAACATTCTCGGATTTCATGTGGGTCGCTCCGGACAGGAACAACGTTCCGGTAGCATCGAGAGCCCGACCGTTTCTGTGTCTCAGTCGTCTGAGTTCATGGCGTTTTTTGGCTTGGACGCGACTCAATTGCCGCCGGTAACCGTTGCGACGGCGTTGACCGTCCCGGCATTCCTGGCCGCGGTAGCGTTTTTATCACGTACGCTGGCAACGCTGCCATTTCACGCATTCCGGACCGGGGACAACGGTGCTCAGCGTCTGACTGGCAAGACGGCCACGACGATCCATGACGCGCCGAATGCGCTGATGGGTTCGTTCAAGTTTCGGCAATATTTCTGGCAGCAGGTGTTCACGGGTGGCCGCGGGCTGGCCTGGATAGAGCGCACCAATCGCGAAATTGAAGCTTTGTGGCCCATGGACCCCCGCAAAACGACGGTCAAGCGCAAGGGTTTTGATCTAGTTTATCGCTTCGAGGATAAGGAGTATCCATCCAGCGACGTGATCGACGTGCCTTTCATGCTGAGAGAGGACCAAGTCGCTCACTACGGTCCGATCAACCTGGCGAAAAAGGCACTCCAGCTTGCCCTGGCAATGAACGATTACGGGGCAACGTTCTTCGCCGGTGGCGGTGTTCCGCCTCTCGCCCTGTCTGGTCCGTTGCCACAAGGCGATGCTGCTCTAAAGCGCGCATCGGGCGATGTAGACCGCGCCATAAAATTTGCAAAGCTGAACAGAAGTCCGATTCTGCCTATTCCCGCCGGACATGAACTCAAGCCGGTCGGCTTCGATCCGTCGAAAGGGCAGATGACCGAAGCAAGGCTGTTCCAGATACAGGAAATCGCCCGGGTCTTCCAAATGCCGCCGGCATTCCTGCAGGATTTGAGTCGTGGGACCTTCGCGAATGTAGAGCAGCAGGATCTTCACCTGGTCAAACATCTGATCAGCCAGTGGGCCAAGGCCTTCGAGGATGAGGCTAACCTAAAGCTGTTCGGTCGCGGTCGCACCGGCCGGTATGTCGAACATAACCTTGATGGTCTCCAGCGCGGCGATTTCAAGTCAAGGATCGACGGCATTGCCCGTGCGATCCAGACGGCGCAAATGACTCCGAACGAAGCTCGTTCGCTGGAGAACCGGCCGAAGCATGACAACCCGGATGCGGATGAATTGCTCGTGCAGGGGGCAACTGTGGTGCTCGGCAAGCAGCCGTTGAAGCCAGCACCGGCCGAGCAGATAACCGAAAATGGAGATGGCAATGAGCCAGAAGCCTGAGGGTGCCGAAAAGCGCTCGCTTGTCCGGCCGGTCGAGTATCGAGCTGACGCCGACGGCAAGATGACTGTGACGGGCTATGCCGCCGTGTTCGGCGAAGTCGCCGATATCGGCGGTTGGTTCAGCGAAGTGGTTGCGCGTGGCGCCTTCACCAACACGCTGAAGACGGCCGATGTCCGCGCCTATTTCGACCATGATACGGGCCGCGTGCTCGGGCGTCTGTCGGCCGGCACTCTGCGGTGCGAGGAAGACGACAAGGGGCTTCGTGTCGAGATTGACCTTCCCGACACCACCGATGGCCGCGACGTGAAGGCGCTCGTCGATCGCGGTGATGTCTCCGGCATGTCGTTCCGCTTCGAAGCGGTGCGGCAGGAGTGGGACGAAACGGTAGACCCGCCGAAACGCACACATCTGGAATTCCGCCTTGGCGAGGTCAGCATCGTTTCCGAGCCG